CTTAGTTATTAAGAACTATTAAAATAGTGCTGCTAAATATATATACAAAAGGATTTAAAGAAACACTACTTCTATTTTTTATTCTTTATTTTTAGCATCTTTCAAGCTTCCTAGGTGTCTAAAATAATCATTAAAATCATCTACCGGCCAAGCAATATTTATTAATGTTAAGAAATCTTCCATATGATCTATTTTAATTCCTGCTTTTTCGAATGAGTGTATATTCGATAGTCCAGCTGTTAATATTGTTCTATTATAAACACTCCAATTTAGTATTCCACAATTAATAGTATAAATACTATTTGTTGTTTTTAATGAGGCTTCTATTTCTTTACATTTATTTATTGTTGCTGGGAGTTTTTCTGTATCGAGTTCAATATTAGCTTTTAATTCGCGATAATAAATAATTTTGTTTAATTCATCTTTAAATATTAAATCAATATCCTTGTTTTTTTCATTAATAGTTTGAATTCCGCACGGTAATAATTCAAAATTAGGATTACACATTATTAATTCTTTTGCCATAAACTCACCAAATCTTCCCATTTTAATATTGAAAGATTGTTCGCTTGGTTTGGATCCATTCAACAAATATGTAATAGACCCTGGTTTAGTGTATGTAATAGATCCTTGTAATATTTCGTTGACCCATTCAATTCCTTTTTTCTTTAACTCATTAATAATATTAGTCATAAATATAATATAATATATTATTGCTTACATAATAATATATATAATCAATTTTTTTAGCATACACTTAATTTGCTTAATAGCTTCGTATTCTTCTTGTTAGTGCTTGTGCTCGTTGTGTGCGTGCTGGTCTTACAATAGCATCTGTATTACGAGTTGTCCTATTTCTCATATTTGGTTGCGTTTCAATACCCAACTGTGCTCCTCTATAATCAGCTAAAGCACTTTGAGTATAGTCATGCATAGTTTGTTCTAGTTCTTCCATACTAGTTAATGTTAATTCTATAAAAGCTACTATAACATTATAACCACGTCTTCCTAATTCGGCTTGTAAAAATCCGTCTTCATTATGAAACCTTAGTAAATGATTAACTCTTTGTAAAACAGTGTTACTTTGTGCTAACATAGTTAGTAATATAGATGGAATATTTTTACGCTTATACTCATATGATGTTGTTATACTATTTATAAAAGCTTTATATTGTCTTGATTTCAAAACAAGAATAGGCACTATTCTTGCTATAGATTGTGTTATCTCTTCCAATTGAAGTTGATATGCTTGTATTGATGCTAATAATTCACGCGATTCTGCTTCTGCATTTTTTCCTGCTTGTATTTTAGCTTTTTTAGTGCGTGTTTTCTTTTTATATGGTTTTGGCATATTATAGTATATCAAAATATAATATAATAAAAGGAATTTTTATATTATGTTAAATGTTATCATATAACCAACCATAATAATATCTCTCATTTTTGCCATTTTTGAGACCAGAAAATTTTAAAAATACGCTAGCATCTCCACATAAAGCAAGTAATTCTTTTTTAAAGTCAACAAATTTTGTTTTATCATAATCAATAATGTAATAATATGGATTTTGTATTATTGCATGTGTTAAGAATTCCCGACTATGAGGACGAAGTTCAAATGCACCAATAAAATAGGGTCCTTGTTTTAAGTCTACATTTTTTGGAAAATAACCAATATAAAAATAATTGCGAGAACAATTAATAGTGCAAAAATCGCGCATTTTAAACATATCATGAAACATAAATGTTGGAAATTGATTTGAATCATTTATCATTTCAAAAGTCCATGTTTTTGCCCATTCTCTCGATGTTTCAGGTGTTAACATTTTTAAGTCTTTAGACAATGGAGGTTTAATATATTTTTCATAAGAATTATAAGTAGTTAAATATTTGTGTGTTAGCGTTATATTTTGCATTTCATTTTGCATTTCATTTTGCATTTCATTTTGCATTTCATTTTGCATTTCATTTTGCATTTCATTTTGCATTTCATTTTGCGTTATATTATTATTGTTTAGATTTTCTTCATAATTTTCTACAAATTTAGTTATATAGTTTTCTACATAATTTTCTTCAACATTTAACGTTAAATTATTTTGTTTTATAAAATCGTAAAATGATTTACTATTAGAATCATTTTCTTGTCCGTTTCCATTTTCAGACAAACTCATTAGTTTATTATGTTTTCTTTTATATGCAAAAGAATTAAGTCTTCTTACATTGATATTAGAGAGATAAAAGCAATTTAAACATACATTATTTAAATATAGTATAAAAAATAACTTCATATTAATAATTACTATTGTTTTGTATTTATATATTTACACTATATTATTAAGATATTATGCATTTATATTAGTGCTAGATTGACTCAAGCCACTCCTTCTATGTGTAGGTTGAGTACGCGCCTGTCTAAAAGCGATGGCGGCTGCAAGATCCTCTCTCGGTGCACTACCATGAGCTTGCTGCGTTCTTCTTACTTGTGCTAGTTGTGCTGCTTGAGCTGCTTCTGCTGCTTGTTCTGCTTGAGCTATTATACCAGCGTTTATTAGATCTTGTTCTGCTGGTGCTGCTAGTGGTGCTATACACATAGGACAAGTACCAGGTGGCTTTGTTGTTACCCATTTTAACATACATCGTGAATGAAAACGATGACCACATGTTAATTGTCTTTCTGGATCTGGAACAAAACATATAGGGCAATTATCATCACTTTTCTGCATACCACCAATGTAACCTATACCAAATTTTCTAAAGGTTTTTCTTTTCTTTTTTAAGGTATATTTTTTATGTTTATGTTTTATTCTTCGAGTAAACGATTTTGATTTAGATTTTCTATTCTTTAAAAAAACTAATTTAGATTTAATATTAATAGGCATATTAATATTACAATATATTAATTTTATAATCTACTATAATATAGTTATTTTATTAGCTATAAAGTTTCCTTTATAAAAGCTAAATAATATATGCTGTACGTAATGATGATGATGATGGTAACCTAGGCGATAGCATTATACTCCTTGATGTTGGTGCTATGTCTGCTGGTGGTACTTCTAATGGAAGACTTGGATGATAAGTATCTTCCAGACTATAATAATAGTCTAAATCCAGATGGTGTGCAGCAGCATATGTCCGTGCATTAGTTTGTGCTGTTCTCAAACCATTAGTATTTGCTCGACTATAACGCCTAATAAGTCTTGCTAATTTCAAGACTTCAAGTTTACATAATTTTAGTAATTCAACTTGAACAGGTGTCATGCCTCTTTCGGTCCAATAGTTCTCAACCATTTGTAATATTGCTAATTCATTTGCATCGTCGTTAGCATCTACTATTTGTTGAGCTAATTCTTGATTTATTTGTGGTACTATTACTGGTACTTGAACCTGCCTTCTACATAGTGGACATGTATTGTTTGTGTTTAACCAAGTATTTAAACATGCACTATGAAATTTGTGTCTGCATGGTGTTTTTGTTGTAGCTCCATTGTTTATCATAGTGTTAAAACATATTGCACAAGTATTTGCTGCTTGTTTATTTTTAATTCTTCTAAATAATCGTTTAATATCTCTCTTTCTAGTAAAACTGGCAATCTTTTTTGTGGTTTCTTGTATTTCGCCAAGTCTTTTAAATAAGTGTTTCGTCACTCTTTTTTTAGTAAAACTGGCAATTTTATTTTTAGTTGCTGGGCTAAATGATATACTTTTGCTTCTGCTTTTGCTTTTTGTTTTTTCTGTTTTACTCTTTGTCCTACTATAAAATCTCATAAGCGGCGGCATTTCTCCCTATTTATTTATATATTATATTATATAATTAGTTGATCATCTATTTAAATGGCTACGTTAGTAGTTGGACTATAATTAACACTTCTACTATCTATTAAATTGGTTAATTTATTAAATTCATTAATTTTTTCACTACTTAAATTAGGATAGTCTACAATATAACTTGTAGTATTATTCTTAAACGGAAAAGACTCTCCTTGAAATGCTAAACTGGGAGAAAAAAACAGATTAGTATACTTACTATTATTTTGTATAAATGAAGATTCTGATTTATTTGTTCCGCGTCTTCTTAAATATTCTTGCTGTGTTGGTGTTATACAAGCACAGCCTTTTGAAGTACTATATTCGCTATTGTACAAACAACATTCTGGTAAAAATTTATTATTTTCAAATAATACTTTTGTTGGGTCAATTGCCACATTATTATAAGATTTTAGATTTAAGCCTGTGTTTTTGAAGATTGGCGAATACATTGGGTTATATGATAACTTATTTATAGAAGTATCAAAGCCAGCATAATGTAGTTTAGTAAACTCTTCTTTAGTGTTTGTAAAATAATGTTTATAAGCATAATATAAAGAAAAAAGTATAAATAATGTTAATTTATCAAAAATTAATACAAATAAAATAATAAGTGCTCCATATTTTAGTATATTTTGTTTTAATCTCTCATAATTATTTCCTTTAATTTTTATTATATTTTTGCCTAATATTTTTACCATTATATACAATAGTTAATATAATAATTAATATAATAATTAATTGTATTTTGCAATAATAGCTTGTGGAATTAAAATAGTTTTATAACTATCTAGCTTTTTGTAGCATTTATTTATTGTTACTTCACTAATTTTGCTAACATTATTAATATCTGATTTTGATATATTCAAATTACATGTTTGTGATACAAAATATATAATACCTCCAGCAATAGAATGAGGCGTATTTTCTGGTATTAAGCGCAATTGTTCAATCTTATATGCAACAAATTTACACAAATTGGTTAATTCATTGTTGATGCATAACTTACTGCAAAATCTCTCAATAAACGATGTTGGAGTGGTTTTACTTAACGATGTAATATCTTCATTTACTTCATTAGTTTGTTCTAAATCATTAATAACAGAAAGAGCATTTTTACAACCTTTAGTTGCACTTGCATTATCCAAGTTAAAAATATTAGCAATTTCTTTGGCTGTCCTTGGATAATTATTTGTTCTACATGCAATATAAATCGATGCCGCAATAATACCATCACGATTTAATCCTCTATATGTTTTTGTTTCAGATATTTTTTTATGAATTCTCATAGCCTCATCAATTATAATTTTAGGTATTCCAGAATTTTGTGATATTACAGAAATAAACTGAAATTCATCATATTGTGATTTTTCTTTATAAGGCATTGCTTGCCAGTCTGTATATCTACGAATTTTATGCATTTCATAACTAGATTTACCTATACATAATACTTTACAGCTATATGAAGATTCTCTTAATAATGGATTAATTGGCATACCACATCTTGTTGGATCATTATGATTATTATCATCATTTCCATAATATCTCCATTCAGCAGAAGTATCTAAGTTGTCTTTATAAATAATACCACATTTATTATTTGAACATGTTAAAAATCCATCTTCACCTATAAATAAGCAGTTCTTACAATTAATACATAAGCCATCATTTTTATTTAATTCTTGTTCTTTTACATAAACACATTCAACAATTTTATTAGTGTTAACTTCCTCATCAAACATAGTCCATAAATTTTTGTTTGAACAATCTTTCTGTTTTAGTTTTTTTGTATTTTGCTTATGTGAATTAGCTGGAATTGATCCATTAATGCAAGATTCTTGTATCATTTAATAGTCAATAATATTTAATAGTTCATTTACAAACTAATTTATTTCAATTATTTATATTATTAATATAAATAATATATATTTATATATAATATTATGGATTATTTATCAGATAATTTTATAGCTAATTTTTTTACAAATCCTAAAAAAACAGACGAAGAGTTTAATAAATTCATAAATGTTAAATTTACACAATATTTAAATAACACAAATCTATTAGCTAACATTGTTAAAGACTTTGAAACTAATAGTCATGGTGAGAGTAGTTATTGTAATGAATGTAAAGATTTATATATATTAACAAATTCTATATTTGTTAATTATGTTAAAAAAATTACAATACCATTTAATATCAATATTAGTGATGAACAAAATCCAAATTCTAAAAATAACTATAAAAATAATGTATTATATTTTTTTGATGTAGAAGATTTGAAAAATATTCTAAAAGCTGAAAATTTAAAATATTCAAGTACGAGTGATGAATTAAATAAAAAAAAAATCTTGTGCAAAATTATTTCTGTAATTTTTATTAAGATTTATATTATTATAAAATCTATACATGAAACATTTAATAATTATAAATCATTAATAATTAATAACGAAGAAGAGCCTGTAGATGATTTAAAAGATGAATTTAACGATGAGCAAACAAATGAGCAAACAAATGAGCAAACAGGTGAGCAAACAGATGAGCAAACAGGCGAGCAAACCGGTGAAAAAACAGATGAGCAAACAGATGAGCAAACTGACTTAGACAAATCAGAACAACTATTAGAATTGGGAAAAACAGAATACGATGAAAAAAAACCAATAGATGAAACACTACCAACAACTGATACTATGCCAACTAAAGATAGTTTGCCAACTAAAGATAGTTTGCCAACTAAAGATAGTTTGCCAACTAAAGATAGTTTGCCAACTAAAGATAGTTTGCCAACTAAAGATAGTTTGCCAACAACAGGGTTTTTACCAGTATCCGGTACATTACATGTAAGAGGTACTTTACCAACAACAGATAATGTAGCTACAACGGGTACTGTACCAACAACAGGTAATGTACCTGCAACAGGTAATGTACCTGCAACGGGTAGTGTACCTACAACGGGTAATGTACCTGCGACGGGTACTTTACCTGCAACGGGTACTTTACCTGCAACGGGTACTTTACCTGCAACGGGTACTTTACCTAATACAGATAAACAACCTTTGGCAAATGCATCCGGTATACAACCGTTGGAAAATGCTACACAACCTTCTACTAATGCTACACAACCTTCTACTAATGCTGCACAACCTTCTACAAATGCTACACAACCTTCTACAAATGCTACACAACCTTCTACAAATACTACACAACCTTCTACTAATGCTACACAACCTTCTACAAATGCTACACAACCTTCTACTAATGCTACACAACCTTATACAAATGCTACACAACCTTCTACAAATGCTACACAACCTTCTACTAATGCTACACAACCTTCTACAAATGCTACACAACCTTCTACTAATGCTACACAACCTTCTACAAATGCTACACAACCTTCTACTAATGCTACACAACCCGAATTGTTAACAAAAACAGATCAACAAACTGCGGGAGGGTTACTAGATAACATTATGGATTATTTACCCTTTACGCAAAAAGAATTACCACATAATGAACCAAATCCAGAACCAATAAAATATAAACCATCAAAAAATATGTTTTATTCTATTTTTATAATTTTATTTACAGATTATTTTGAACTCAATTCAAATAATTTTAGTGAGAAAGTATTGAAGGAACAATTAAATTCAATAGATAATGAGAGATTTGCGAGTAATTTATCAAAGCTTGCAAAGTTTTTTTGCAAGCAATTCAAAAAAAATAAATTATTCGACTTAACTGCAATAACTCAGAGCTCTATAATTTTTGACAATACTATGAATACTTTAGATTTTTTAAATTTAAAGGTTGATTATAAAACCGAAAAACAAAATGATTCAATTGTTATAAATAATAAACTTGGTGAGATTCAGCAACAGTTGAATAAAAGCAATGACTATTTATTAAAACTATGTAGTTTTATAAATTTTGATACACATAATGAGGAACCAAATCAAGGTTCCAACCAAGAAGAAAGTCAAGAACAAAATCAAGGAGAACAAAATCAAGAAGAAAGTCACAACACATACAAACCAAAAAATCAGTCAATTAATAGTGATGAATTATTTAAAAATATAAACTATAAAGCATATGGTTTTATTAAAAATATTTTGAAAAATATGATAAAACAATATTTTCATAACAGAAGATATTTGTATACAAATATTATAAAAAATATAATAGTATATGATAAAAAAAAGAGTATAATAACAAAATTAAATGATAATTTAACTTATAATAAAATATTAACTCTAACCCATAAAACAAAATATAAAATATTAGAATTAAATTTTTATACATATAAATTTATAAATTCTATTTTAAAAGTATTAAATAGTGAATTAAATAATTTAGAAAAAAAGAAGTATACAGAAGATAATATAAATATTATAAATAAAGCATTAACTACTAATATTGGTGGTAAAAACAAGCATAATAAAATATACAATTCCAAAAAGAAAACAATTCATAAAAAAAATAGAGGCAAAAGATTTATTACAACAAGAAAAATAAAACGCTAATTAAAAATGCAAAGTCATTTTATAATATTTTATAATATTTTATAATATTATAAAATGGTTTACTATGTAAGTGTAAGAAAAAGGAAAAAATCATATTATAAAAATACTAAAAAGAGGCATAAAAATACTCGTAAAAAGAGGCGTAAAATAAATATAGAGGAGGTGGTATGAGAATGATTGGCATGCCTCTCGGTCAACGTAGAAGAGTTCATTTTGAGCATATATGCGTCAGATGAACGGTGATTTGTTATCTACTTTTGTAAGATACTATACAGAAAAGGGTATATGGTCAATGTTTGGAAATGAAGGTAAGACAATTGTAGAGGACGCTGAGCATGAAATGAGGGTCTAAACTAAAGTAAACTAAAGTAAACTAAAGTAAACTAAAGTAAACTAAAGCAAACTAAAGTAAACTAAACTAAACTAAACTAAACTAAACTAAATTAGCATACTATTTCCAATAATTTATTTATGCTATTTAAGTTGTTAAAGAGCTTCAATTGACAAGCATTTACATTTTTAGACAACTTGTTTCCTATACTATTCACATTTAACAAACACAATACTAATTTGTGAAACTCTTGTGTAAAGTTTAAATTATAGTTTTTAAATATTTTACAAAACTCCATTATTAGTGTAGCATTTATTTCGCTATTAGTACATAATTTTATACAATTAATTATGTCTTTTTTGAATGCCTCTTTGACTAATTGAGGCATAGCATACAATCTCTCCTTTTCTTCTACAACATTGTATAAAACTTTAAAAATTTGATTATAATCTTTATTTATTAAGACTTCATTTAAAAATATATAATACGCATTTTGATTTAATTTATTTGGAAAACAAGTTAATCCAAAATCTATTATTCCCATTTGATATTTTGGAATAGACACATTTGATATATTACTATTATTTATATAAAAAAATACATTTCCACAATGCAAATCACAATGAATAGCCGAATAATGTAAAATACCCAATATTCCAAATTTTATATATATATACGCAAACTCCTCTTTTATTGAATCGTCCATGGGCTCTAAACTCTTAAGAGTTAGTCCTTTTATATTTTCCATAACTAATAATTGGCTATGTTTTTGTGTAATATTTTTATAGACTTTGGGAAATCTATATTCTTTATTATTTTTATATTTTTCGGCAAATCTCTCCAATGCACTAATTTCTTTTGTAAAATCAATTTGTTGTAACATTAATTCTTTATTGTCTGCTATTAATTTGGTTATATTAAAAGAATTAATAATAGGTATATATTTGCATATATATGATATATGCAACAATTCATCAAACGCATTATGTATGTCAATTTCACTATTTTTCTTCAACATTTTAACCACTACTTTTGTATTAGAAGCGTCTACTGCATCAAATACTATTCCAATTATACCACTAGCAATTGGTACACTAGTTGTTAAAGTAATATTATAATCTTCTTGCAAACTTCTTAACAAATTATAGTCAACATTAGCACAATTGTATGGAACATTATCACAATAGTTAATTAAGTAATCTTTTTCATTGTCATATATTAAATCTTCGTTAAATGCTAGCGATTGAAATATTTTAACATATAATATATTAATTTTTTCTAACTTAGAGCATATAGTTCTAATTAAATTTAGTCTTAATTGTGGTTTTACTTTATATAAATAAACGTCTAGCATTTTTTTAACATAAAAGTGTGTAATACTATATATTAATACACCTAATAATTTTATAATGCGATAATATATTGTGTAATGTTTTGTATAATTTTTAAATAAAGTATACATTTATAATAATTATATATTAAATAGTGACAATTATTTAATATATTTTACTATTATATAAAATGACTGAACTAGACCCGAATAGTAGGATTGTAGATCTTGCGCGGTTAAATAGTAATATACTTACAGCTATTAGAGATAACAAAAGCATATTCAAAGAATTTTCCAAGCTCGATAGAACATATATTATGTTTCGAGCTGATCCAAAAAGCTTCGCAGATGACTGCCCTTATAGACCCGCTCCACAAGTAGTAACTCCACAGGCATTAGATATAATACAATCTGCATCTACAGAAGAAACAGAAGAAGCAGATTTAACTACTAGTGTTTCACATAATAAACTTTTAGATCTTACTACATTGTCATATGACCAACTTGAAGCTATTGCCAATGATGTTGATGCTTTTGCATATCTCAATTTTCAAGAACAAATATGGCTATATAACTTTTTAAACTGGAAGCTGAACCCCGGTCCTCCTAGACCTTTTTTTCCATCCATGCATCTAATTAAAGTAATAAACGAAGCACCTTCAGAGCATAGCGCAGGTGGTAAACGAAAAAAATCAAGAAAACCCAGTTCTCATTATAAACCAACTAAATCAAGAAAAACCAGACGTCGTAAATAAAAGATCTAAGCACAATAATAATTCTTAAGATTATAAAACATCTTTTTAAACATTAAGCCAACCAAATTTTCCATATATAATGGTAAATCATCATCTATAGTAACTTGAAAATCTATATTAAATTTAACACTCATAAGTTCATTATTGTCTTTTTGAACATTTATTTGTGTTTTTCCATAATTATATGTTAGTGCTTCATAATTAGAATTTATTAAACCAAGTTGTTTTAAATAGTCTTCTTTTAATTGTTCACATATCAATTTCAAATCTTTATTATAAAAAGTAACTGAATTATTGAATTTATTTACTATTTTTGTAGTTCTAAATAACATATATTTCTGCTTTATTCCTATTTCTTTTGCAATATGTTGTATTAATATGCATATATCCGCGTCGTTATCTGTCTCATTAAGTATAACTATTTTTTCTATTAGTTCCTTATTTTGCATTTCTAATAAATTATATATTTCTAAACCAGTAAGATTATTAACATTTGTTATATTTGCATCTATATTTGATATAGTAAATACTAAATTATAGCTTTTTGTATTGTAATTAAAACTTTTTATTTCAGTTAGTAACATATCCCCTTTATTACATATTAGCTTCGGTTGAAACCTATTTTCTTCACAATAACTCATAATAAATATTATAAACAGTTAGTATTTAAATACTTACTTTTTATAGTTTCAAAATAATATATTACTCCGGCACTAATTGATAAAAGAATAGCCATAGCTACATTAAATTCATTAATAGTCATTTTTAATGAATTATTATATAATTTAAATCCGCTATTATAATTCATAGTATATAATAACATTAGTGCTATGTAGCCAGTAATATATGAATAGTTTGTACTTATAGAATTTATAATAAAGCCTTTTACATAATATAATGCTAAAAGCGCAAAAGCTATATGCCAAGCTATGGCAAAAGACGCCATAGCTGGGAAAAAGCTTGTTTCGTGACATGGGACATAGATTTTCCATAAATTAAAAATAGAATTGTTGTATTTTTCATTGAATTCACGCGAAGCTAATACTTGAAATTTTAATAGCAAAGAATAAGATGCAATAAATAATACCGAAATAAATGATCCAAAAGAAAAATATATTAACACATCATAACATTTATAAAATTTAGTTGCTATAAGTGTTGCTATTAGTATTGTTGTTACTTGAACACAAAAAAAAATGTGTAGTTTTATAATTTTTTGAAGTAATGTTTTTTTTGGTTTTAAAACTTGTTGCTGCTTTAAGTCGTTTTCTTTTATATTTTGCTCCTTTAAGTCGTTTTCTTTTATATTTTGCTGCTTTAAGTCGTTTTCTTTTATATTTTGCTCCTTTAAGTAGTTTTCTTTTATATTATACGAAATATCATATTTATTATAGGAAGCATCGTTAGCACTCATTAGCAAATAAATAAAGTATTAACTTAAAATAGAAATATAATTTTAACATAAAACAAATAAAACACTTAACTAACGCCTAATTTTTATAATAATATAATTTAATTAATATTTTTACTCCTATAAAATAGTCAATTAATTCGTTTGTATTAAACTCTTTATTAAAAAAGGGTTCTTTAATTATTTTATATTCAAAATAATGTAAAAACTTCTTCTCTCCGCGTAACTGAATTATATTTGTATAATAGTTAATTATTTCAAAAAGTTTAGATTTTAAATACAAACTATAAGTACTTAGTTTATACCCCACAATACGATTTAGGCTATGTTTTTCGTCCGTATAAAATAAGTTCTCTTTTGCTCTATATTTATTGTAATTTATAAAATTATGATGTATTAAATCAATATGACTATATATTTTAGACTTCAATGTTTTTTTTATTGCTTTTTTCGATATTAAATAAGCTGCAGCGCTTATTGAACCAATATGAGTACTATAAGTATCTATTGTTGGCATAATACCATCGCTATGAAGTTGTATAATTTCCCAATTAGCATCCAAAATTGTTATATCTTGCAATGTAGTGTTTAATTTTTCGTAAAACTCGTCCCTTTCATATAAAGGAAATACATCATCTTCCATTATTAAAAAATAGTTATCGGCTGTGTGTGCTTTGCTTTTCTTTATATAGTTTTTATATATATATTTACAACACATTATATGACTTAATGCACATCCAATAACAGATTTTGGTGTATAGTTTAATGCAAAGTTAGAAACATATTTTTTATAGCTACTTTTAAAATGTTCATCTTTTAGTGCATTCACTCCGCAAAATCTCTCACTTATGATTCCCAATCTTAATAAATAATGTGCTTGTTTATTATAGTTGATTTTATAATCATCTAAATTTATAGTAAATGCTTTTAAATTGGAATAATCATATTTTATTATATAATGCTCATTATTGTATTTGTGCATAAGTACATAAGTTAACATAATTAATTTTATATTTTTATATAAAATTTTATATAATAACATAAAATTTTATATATTTTTATTAAATATCTAAACTGACTATATTTTTATCACTTCTTTGTTTGCGTTTTGATTTTGTTGGTATTTTTGCATTTGTTAAATCTTTTAAATCTTCAATGCTAATTGTGCTCATTTCATTTGTGGTCATTTCATTAGAATTATTATCAAATTGTTTGGCCTTCAATCCATTCAACAAAGAAGCAATGTTTTGATTTTGAGATGGTACAACGCTCGGTCCTCTCATTTCTGGACGTGTTATTCTATCTTGATCATATGGATTTGCTTGATTATTTGTTATATCAATTCCTCGTGCCGAATTAATATCAGGACGATTTGCTATATTTGGCATACGTTGGCTGCGTTCAGGCAATTTTGTTTCAACAGACATTGGTGGTGGTCCACTGTTTACATTTGGAGGCATTGTGCTGCCAAATCCAGGAGTATAACCATTTTTATTGCTCTCTCCACCAAATAATCCATTCATAAAACCACCAAATCCTGGATTTGTTTGTCCCATTGTGTTAACTGCTGCTTGTGTAAATTGTTTCATTAGCTCTGGATTTTGTCTCATAATATCATCCATTCCTGGCATAGAAGATTTAAATAATGTATTAGACATATGAACCATCATAGCAGAACCACCTAATTGAAACAATAATTTTAATTCAGGAGACATTTTCGCCTTGGACTTGTATTTTTCATGTAATTCGGCAAAAATATCGTCATAATCCTCTAAATTTTCATTTATTTGTTCTCCCCAACCATCTAATTTTATGTCAAATGGATCAAACTTATTATTTAAAAATTCTAATCCAGTAATACAAGCCATCATCATTTTGCCCTGAAATTTAATAGCATTTGACTTTTCTTTTTCTGCAATAATAGTTTCATATTCCCCTATCATTTCATCTAAATTTGAATCCATATTATAACGTTTACTTAAAGCAACGCCTTTCTTTTCTAGGTCATCTAACTTGCGCATATATTTAAATTTTTCACGCAACTCTTCTTCTTTTGTTAGTTGTGGTTTTTGCTGGGCTTTTTCTAAATTAATTGGAATATTATTAAATTTACCGAACCCGTCCCATGTTTTTGTTTCATTCATATTTGCGGTTGATTTACCTAAATTATTTGCATCAAAATCACTAGAATCATTATTTTTTGTAATGGGTTTAACATTTTCACCATCCGACTTATTTGAACCAAATAAATCACCAAATAGAGATTTTTTAGTTGAACTGCTTTGACCATATTTTATTTCTTTTTTAGTATCGCTATCTTGATTATATGTTTTTTCTGTTTCATTATTGTTATTGTTATTGTTATTGTTGTTGCTGTTATTTTCACTATTATGTTCACTATTATTAGTTAAATTATTTAATTCGCTTTCTAAATTTGTAATGTCTTCAATATCAATTGAAGAATTTGATTTTTTGTCATTTTTATTTTTCACATTCATCAATAATTCAATACCACCACCAAAATTAGCTCGTGGTTTGCTTCCTATTATATCATCATCCTTATCAGATGTATCATTAAATTTAAATTCTGGTATACTGAAACTGTCAATATTTAAAATTTCTGGCTCTATTTCAACTATTTCCATTAGCCCTATTATGAATTAAATAGAAGTTTAATTTTTAAATACTCCGCAAACAATATTAATATATTGTTAATTAACAATTAATATAATTAACAATTAATATAATAATAAGCTTGTAAAAAACAATCTGCTAAATCATCTTTCTTTGAATGACCAGTAAAAAATGTAATGTCAGTAGTCATATTATATTTTTGTAATACTTCTTTTGTATAATATATACTTAATTTTTTTCTATGAGCATAACTATTTTTATGTGTTTTACTATTATCTATTATAGCATTATTACTATTATCTTTCAAAAATAATTTCAATTTGTTAATTGCCGAAATAAAGTATATATTATAATTGTTAGAATTTATAAAATATTGTGCTATCATGCCCTGAATAGTTTTCATTCTATTTGCTATAGGACTTATTTGATTTTCTAATATTATTTTATCTAATGCTAATATATCATAGTCTTTAAATATTTTATTTAATTCATTTTTTATATTAATTCCAATATCTACTAAATTTATAGTATTTGCACTAACATTTTCAACTGCTTGTAAACAATGACTATTTAAATAATCTTCTAATAAAACGATTAGAGATGTTTTATTAGCTGGTTTATCAATAACTAGCTTATATTCATTTGCCAATAATATAAGTTTTTTTAGTGATTGTTTATGTAAAGTTTTAATATTACATAATGGAATACTATAAATAGTTTTTTTTGCATGTATTTTACAGTAATAATTAGCATTTTTAAAATATGCTGCTTTTTTTTTACAATTATGCTCGGTGCAGTTAGTATTGTTGTCACATAAATTTAT